GACTCAAAGATATTCCTAATGGTTTCATGAAATATGTTACTCTTGATCGTTATATGGAGATGGCATCAGTTGGATGATTGATTCGTCCTTATGTACTGAAAACAAGCAAAAACATGCTCAAAACACATAAAAAACGATTAAAAATGTGTTTATAAATATGTTTCGCTTTTTTATTGTAGAGTAACCCCATGGATACTACACAGTGTCTGTGGGGTATCTTTATGCCTGTTTTTTGTGTTTTTAAGTGTTAGAAACCTCCCGAAATGTTCTGAGGTTTTGTGGTCTTAGCGCCCCTGATATGAGGATGTCAAGTAATATCCCCATACCCCCACATAAAATTTTTGAGAATCTTAATTTTTGATATTTCTGAGGTTTTATGATATAATGACACAGTGAGTTTCTAACACAAACTCCCCCGAGAGTTTATATCATAATTTCAGATTGTTACAGATATACCATACTCCATCTTAGATCATAGATGTGCCAGTCTGTCAAGCGGTCCTGTGCCACTTTATAAACTGTCCTTGATACCATTGACAGTGGTTTGTCAAGCACTTGTAAGAACTTGTAACAGACACAAAGTTCTACCTCCATCCTAGCACGCTACGGGACTCGATCCGCCAGCGGTGGACACTTTGAGAACTGGCACAAGGTCGCGAGACAAGGGGGATCAGGGTATGGTAGACTGAAGATAGAACCTTGTGAAAATTAATTCCTTGCAGGGTGGGTTTCGACCTTTGTCATCTACAGTGCTACCCCGCACCTCTTCTGATTTCCCTAATCATAGTCGATCTGAGACGCTATGCCAGTACCTTGTGCCACTAATCTATTGGCACATTAGTGGTTGTGCTCCTGGAGAATCTGGGCAATTATGGGTCATCGGCAAACAACACCATGACCGCTGACAACATCGCTGCAGTCTTCGCTCTCGCCACCGCTGCAGAACGCCAGATCCACGCCACCTGGTACGATGATGCCCGCTCCGCTTGCATCGCCATCGCTGACGCCACTGGGTTGGGTCTTGAGACCGTTGTAGGTGTCTGCGCTGCCTTATCTCCAAACAATCGGTGGGAGCGTAACCTAGTGGATTGTGAGACCGTCTGCCGCACCTATGTGGCGGATCCTGAGTCTGCTAGCAGCGTTAAGGTTTGCACTTACGGTAAGATGTTGGAGAAGGCAATTAAGGTTCTTAAGTGTGAAGAACCTGAGCAGATTCCAGTGATACTTAACGGTCGTAAGATCACCAGTTTTTATCACTGCATTATGGGTGATCAGTCTGATGTTTGTGTTGATGGGCACGCTTATTCTATCTGGATTGGTGATAGATTGACTATGAAACAAGTGCCCAATATTGGTAAAAAACTCTATCAGACTATTACCGATGATTATATCCTGGCGACTAAGATTGTGAACGCTCGGCATAACCTAACCCTGAAACCTTACCAGATTCAGTCTATCACCTGGAATGCCTGGAAGAGAATCCACGGGGTGTGATTCGTCCCGTTCGTTAACACTTAAGGGGATGATTCGTGCATCCCCATGATACCCCTAAGGCGATTTTCCGTTTTTATGTTTTTTTAGAAAATTGCCTTCTTCGTTATCTTAAACTGTTCGTCCCTTATTTGTTACTTAGTGGCGTATGTTTGCCCTTATGTGATACATAGTGGCGTTTTTTCCGCCCATGGTAACATTCTAACGCGGATAATTGCACTGTCAAGGTGTTAATCAGCAGATCCACACAAAATGCTCCGAAACCCTTGCGGCGCAGTGGATCACGGCGAGACTCATGGGATCTCAGGGCGTCAAGTTTTTCGTTACAGTACTTAACAGCAGTTGTTTTTGTTTCCTGATATACCCTTCCGCCCCCCTTAGCGGGTTAAAAAAGCATGGGTCCCCGTAACCTACAACGAACCCAAATCGACCTCTAAATATCAAACGCAAAAAAAAATTCTGAGATATAAAAATGACTTCTGAAACCCCTGCAGACAAAAAAATTCCGCCAGTAGAAAATCCCACTGTACCCTTAATACTAAGTCTCGTAGCTTGTTTTTGTTTTGCCCTACTGATTATTGCGGCGGGATATCATCATGGGCATATGAGTATTTCAGCGGTATTCAAGAATCTATGAGGATATATAATGAGAGGAGGGCGTATGGACTATGAAAATCGCAATAGACAACTACGAAAGAGAACTATTGATAGATACTCTTGAATATCGCATATACAACGACGAAAGATTAATTCGTGATGCGGGGATGAAAGAAGATCTCACATACTTATTGGAGAAAATTGTAGATGAATACTTATAACATTTCACATCAAGGTATAATCATATTTCGGAGAATACCTGAGAAAGATGTGGAGAGTCATAGAGCGGCGATTAAGAATTTCATATGGATGGGAAGTAGTGGGAAGGAAATGGAGAAGATAGAAGAAGATATTGAGGTGACACTAAATACTTGAGTAACCATTGCATGATTTGACTTGCGGTGGTATAATGTATTTGTCACTTATTTGTTTTCATGGCTAAAGGATTTACGGTAAAGACCGCTGCGCCAAAGAAGAAGGTAGAAGAGTTCGACCTAGCAGCAGCGAGAGAAATGATTCGTGGTAAGGCAATTGTTTTTTGTCTACCTGGTAGAGGATGTTCTTACACATTCTTGAAATCTTTTGTACAACTTTGTTTTGATCTGGTACAGAACGGAGCAAGTATTCAGATCTCACAAGATTATAGTTCCATGGTGAACTTCGCACGCTGCAAGTGTCTTGGTGCGAATGTGTTGCGTGGTCCTTCACAGAAACCATGGGATGGCAAACTTCCTTATGACTATCAACTGTGGATTGATAGTGACATCGTGTTTGATGTCGAGAAGTTCTATCGTTTGGTTGCGATGGATAAGGATATTGCCGCTGGTTGGTATTGTACTGAGGATGGACGCACGACTTCTGTCGCCCACTGGTTAGAGGAAGGCGATTTCCGTCAGAATGGCGGTGTGATGAATCATGAGACCTTGGAGTCGATCAGCAAGCGTAAGAAACCATTCACGGTTGATTACACTGGTTTTGGCTGGGTTCTGATTAAGCATGGAGTCTTTGAGAGTCTGCCTTATCCGTGGTTCGCTCCGAAGATGCAAACCTTCGAATCAGGGGAGGTCCAAGATATGTGTGGAGAGGATGTGAGTTTCTGTCTGGATGCGATTGAGAAGGGTTATGAGATCTGGTGCAACCCTGTGATCCGCGTGGGGCATGAAAAAATGCGCGTTATTTGATGGGGGGATATGTTATAATGCTATGGTGGTCTGATGGGTGGAGACCTGAAAAAACCGCCCGTTCCAAAAAAATCCGCGAAAAAAACAAATTATGGCAAAGATTAAAAAGTCTCTGATTGGTGGGAACATGATCGAGTCTACCCCCAAGAAGACTCGTCAAGGTTCAGGACAGCACACCAAGTACGCTGCATCTTCTCGTAATGGTGCAAAGAAGCGTTATCGTGGGCAAGGTCGTTGATACATAGTTTAGTTTTGTAAACTATGATATGTCGAGACTGATCACTAACTTACCAGCAGTTCATACTTGGGTTCGTAAAGAATATCTTTGTGATCACGAGTATGGACATGGTGAATTTGTAAAAGGCATATGGATCGCTGCTAAAAGTCTTCCTGGGCGTGCCTTTTATTTTGAAACATATCTACCAGATTATGCGGCAATGTTTGATAAGTTGCCCATTTCTGCCTTTGTAGCAGAACCAGAGACACCAGACCCCGATCTAGACCTCCCTAACCTGCAGTTTTGGAACTGTATGGACCATGATGTCACTACACTGTGTAAGCAGCATGTGGGGTCAATGGAGTGGGAGATACGCACTCGACACTTTGGTACAATGAAAGGTGAATATATTTGCACCTTAGACAACTATCACGGCGATCCAGACATTATTGACTATTCAACCAGTGAACTTCCAAGTGAACACAAGTCATTTAACTTGATTGAACTGTACAATGGTCAGTATGCACTGTATCCAAATAACAGATGTCGCATCTATGACATCTCATTAACTCCAGAAGACCCCAAGATACCTGACTTTAAAGTTTCTACTGAGTTCTATCAAGTAGAGAATGGTGTATCTTGGGGTCGTTTAGGTGATTGTGATGATTATTTCTGGACAACACCTGGGGAGAGGGAAGAATACCCGCAAAATAAATACGATTCAAGGGATGGCAACCCCTTAAAAAGTTCTGATTCAACTGATCAGGAGACAAATGGGTAATTCACCTGTAGACCGTAACACAGAATACATGAAAGCAATGTGGGGAACAACGAGTTTGATGACAGATTATTGGTCTTTGCCTCATAAAACGGAAGATCCAGAGGAAATGGAACTGAATGAAGTGATGCATCATAAAGCAAAACGCACTGAAACCCTTTCCGAAGGAGAAATTTTCTCTCCAGAGGAGTATAAAGACATTCCAGATCGATATTGATTACAAATAAATACTGAAAACCATTATAGATAGTATGTTAAAGTGTATTTAAATGGATGACCGTACAGATTTCTCGCGGATTTAGAGATATAAGTCTTGCATTTAAGAGACATCCAATCACAAATGATGTAACTGTCTTGAAAAATGAGGATGCGATTAAAAAATCCGTAGTAAATTTAGTTCAAACTCGTCTCGATGAGAGGTTTTTTAACGATTTACTGGGCACATCCATTTACAATACACTTTTTGAACTTAATAATGGGTATGTTGGTGATGAAGTAAGGGAAGAAATCATAACATTATTGGAAAACTTTGAACCTAGGATCAAACTGACCAATGTTTATGTGGAATCCGAACCTGACACAAACACTGTATTGGTTCAGATTGAATATGACATCACTGGATTACCCATCCCTACACAGAATGTAGAGTTTATCTTACAACCATCTAGACTATAATGTCATTCAATCAGTTTACTAACCTCGATTTCAATGATTTGCGATCTCAGATTAAGGAATATCTGAGAGCGAACAGTAACTTCACGGATTTTGACTTTGAAGGGTCGAACTTTTCTGTTCTGATTGATACATTAGCATATAATTCTTACATTACTGCCTACAATACTAGCATGGCAGTCAATGAATCGTTCATTGATAGCGCAACATTGCGTGAAAATGTCGTTTCATTAGCGAGAAATATCGGATATGTCCCAAGATCGACAAAATCGGCAACTGCAGACATCACTTTTACCGCAAATTTAAGTGGACTTGATGCAAGATCGGCAAAATTAAAGAAAGGCGTTGTTGCATTAGGTGGAGCAGAGAACTCAAACTACATTTTTTCAATTCCAGACGATATTACAGTCACTCCAGACATAAATGGGATTGCGGCTTTCTCGGGAATCAAAATTTATGAAGGAAATTTACTGAAAAAGACCTTTGTAGTTGATGATTCTCAACCAGATGCGAAATATATCCTCCCAAATCGAAATATTGACACTTCTACGATTCGTGTTTCTGTAACTAACACAGCAACAGAAGAATATTCACCATATACAAACATTTTTAATGTAAGTCCAACAACTAGATTGTTCCTTACACAAGAAATTGACGACGAAAGATACCAAATTCTCTTCGGAGACAACATTTTAGGCAAAAAACCTGAAAATGGTTCAACCATTGAGGTGACATATCTTGTGAGTAGTGGAGCGGCAGCAGATGGTGCTAGAAACTTCACTTTTTCTGGTGCTCTTACCTACTCTAAGGCAGGAAATGAGTATAATGTATCAACTGGCATCTCTGCTATAACGACTCTACAAGCGGCAGAAAACGGTGATGACATAGAAAGTATTGATACCATCAAATACCTTGCTCCTAGGGTCTATGCATCGCAGTACAGAGCGGTTACAGCGAATGATTATGCTAGTCTGATACCTTTCTTATATCCAAATATTGATTCTGTGAGTGCATATGGTGGTGAGGAACTTGATCCACCACAATATGGAAAAGTTTTCATCACAGTCAAACCAAAAAATGGTGAATTCCTTTCGGATGTTGCAAAAGATTCAATCAAAAATGATCTGAAGAAATATACGATTGCTGGAATTAAACAAGAATTCTTAGATCTGAAATATTTGTATGTTGAGTATGATTCAACTGTTTCCTATGATCCAAGTTTCATTAGCAGTTCAGATGATCTATACAGCAGGATTGTAAAGTCAATTGAGAATTAT